AGCTGAGCCTCGTGCTTCCTCGGCCAAGTCCTTCACGGCAAAGAGTGAGGACTTATCGCCAGCAAATGCTGCCTTAATGTCTTTGGCCGCTGCGACTAGATCACGCACGTTTTCAATCTTGGGGTTGGGTATCTTGAATAGACCTTTGATACCGCCGACGATGCCCTTGAGCGCACCTATCAGGCCGTCTCTGATACCGCGTAGGATGGCCCCAGCGATTCGCTCTAGCCCACCGTCGACAAGTAGGCTATTCACTAGGCCCGCGACGATGCGACCAGACGCAGAGATTAGACCGCTAACTAGCGCTTCCACGATAGGCCCAAAATTGTTGGCTATCGCTTCCACGATGCCAGGTAGCGCGTCCAACAAGGCGACAAAAACCCGAGGTATGGCAGACGCTAGCGCGGTCAAAATGCCAGGCAGCCCTTCCGCTATTTTTTCCACAATGTCAGGTAGCGCGTCTGCAAGTATGACCAGCCCATCAGCCACGGCGCGAATGACCAAAGGCATAGACTGAACTATTGCCTGGGTCAAAGCAGGCGCGGCCTTGGCTAGCGCGGTAGCAATAGCAGGCGCAGATTCGGCTAATTTTTTTGCCAATTCCGGCAGCTGCTTGGTCACGTTGGCTATTAATTGAGGAAAGGCACGCAGCAGACTGTTTATGGACTGATCTATTTTCTTGATTGCGTCAGACCAGACCTTAGGAATATCGGCTATCGCCCCTAGCACGTCGGCAAACTGAGTAACGAACACACCGCCTAGCAGGTCTGCGCCAAAGTCAAAAACTGCGCCGACGTTGTTGACCAAGGCGGTAATAGCATAATCGATCGCATCTAGGACGAAATTACCGAACGCTTTGGCCGCGCCTTTTAGATCATCGGTAACGTCTTTGTACCCTGCTACCACGCGATCCATGACGCCCTGTCCGAATAGCTGGGCAGATGATTTGAGGTTATCAATGCTAAAGTCAAAACCGTCTGATTGGATCAATCCTATCTGTTTTGCTACTTCGTTGAAGCGCCCGACCAAGGGCTGTATGGCAGCGATTGCCGAATCAACCTCGCGGCCAATGTTGCCAAATACTGACCCGCCCTCGGCTGCTGCTATCTTGCGAGCACCTAGCTTTTCGGTGAGCGTGATTTGCTCATTGATAGCGTCTAGCGCCTCTTGATTGTAGGCACGGTCAACAACCAGCTGCTTTCGTTTCTCATCAAGTAGGCTCAGCTGATATTGCAATTCCTCCTCAGCCAATTCGACAGCATCCAAATCGAATCGTGCTAGCTCGCGTTTGACTTCAGCGCGGGATGCGTCGACCTCTAGGTATTTTTGCGTGGCTAATTGGCCTATTTTGACTTGCGCTGTCTGGTCTTTCAGAGCCGATGCTGTATCGATTGCTATGGTCAATTGTTTTTTCTGAACTTCGCTCAAGTCCTTTGATGTATCAATTTTTCCTTTGAGCGTTTTGAGCGATTCTTTTTCCTGGAATGCAGCAGTGAGAATTTTGTCATATTCACTTTCACGCATACTTACTAGCGTTGTGGCTGATTCCAGAACTTTTTGATTCACTTCATCGGTTATCTTTTGAATCTCTGCTAGCTTTTCCTTGGCTTTGTCTGCCTGTTTTTTCAATTCCTCGGCGATTTGTAACTTAGATTCTCTTTGTAGAGCTTTGCGTGCTTCCTCTATTTTCTTTTTGTTTTCATCTGTCAAAAATCCAATCTGCTCTAGCCCAGTCGCTTGCTTGTCCAGTGATTTGAGCTTTTCAGCGGTTTCCGCTTTGATCGCAGCGATGGTCTGGCCGCTCGCTTTGAGAATGGAAAGCTGTGTTGTCTGAGTTTGATCGGCTACAGTCTTAGCGGTATCGGATGCCAGTTTTTCCTGTTTGAAACGCTCTTTTATCGCCTCGGTAAGTGCTTCTGTTATGTCCTTAGATTTTTGATCTAACTCAACCGTGCTTGCACTTGCCTCTGCTAGTTTTTTGTTTGCATCAACTATGGACTGTACTGACTGATCAAATTCGTTGCCGATTATTTTCATTCGCTCAGAAGAAGCATCGAACGATTTTAGATTGAGATTGACTAGGGTAGTTAGCGTTTCCGTTGCCTTAGCTGCTTTGTCGATACTCGTTTTTAGTGTATCTGCTCCTGTAGCTGCGTAGGCAGCACGACCGCCAAGCAAAACCATATTTGAAGCGCCATTCGCGATTGCGCCTCCAAATTGATTCAATCTGCCTCGCAATTCATCTATGCGATTTTCGATAGATTCCAATTCTTCGGGAGTCCCAGAAAACAAACTTTTCCAAACTAATTGCACCTGTAAAATTGCGATATGTAAGGCCGTGAATCCTGAAAACAGTGATGCAAGAAAAATTTTGAATGTTTGAATTACATCATTGAGAGCAACTTTAGCCGCATCAGAAAATCCAACAAACCAGGATTCCGATGATTTAGCTTCATCGGATTCAAATATTTTGAAAAATTCGAGAACAGTTTTTTTCAGGGACACGAAGCCATCACGAAGAAATGGAACCTCATTAACTAATTGTTTGAATGCCTCAACGATTGCGTAAATGCTGACAGCAATCAGGGCACCCTTGATAAATAATGGGTTTGTGATAACAGCCAAGGTGAATGCTGCGATAGCTTTAGTGGCTGACCAAATCAGCCCGGCCAAACCAACTAGAGCGGAAAAAGCAGCGCGAGCCAATGCGTGCAATGACAATGTCAGAGTTTGAATTGTGTTGATCAAAATACCTTGTAAAATCATCTGCAAATTTTTGAAAACAGAACTCAAATTTGTGATGGCTACAGCTTGAATGCCCATCATTTCGCCAAGAAATGTCATCACAGAAGTTAGGGTTTTTTGGACGGTCACGTTTGAGGCAATAGCTGTTGACAATAGCTTGTAGGCAAAAGCGAGGCTGTTGATAGTAACAAAATGTTTTAGTAAAAAACCTGAAACTACAAAACTTATGCCTATCCATTCCTGAAATGTCCCAATCAATTCGACGAACGGACCAGCTGCATCAGATGTTTTTTGAACGAATCTAGCCATGAACCCGACAAGTCTCTGATACAGGTCTCCTGTTGCTCCTAGCTTTGTTTGTAGATTAGTGAGCGATCTATCAAGAATGGCGTTTGATCCTGTTACCGTATCAATCGAATTAGCGGCGGCCCCAACCGTTGCCGTGGTCTCGTGCATTATTTGATTAAATCGAATGTTCGTTTTTTCGACCCTCGACAGCTGATCAACGGTTTTTCCAAGTGTTAGAAAATAATCGTCATAAACCATGTCCGTATCTGACACCGCAAAACCCATCTGCTGAAGACTTTGAGTGTTTCCAGCAAATGCCGATGTCATCCTTCCTGCTACGTCAACGATGTTTTCGCTATACGCCGACGCAACATCACTTGTTCTAATTATCAAATCGCCGACCTGTTTTTGCGTCAGACCAAAGCGAATACCCTCTGCCACTAAAATTTTGGTGGCTTTGACAATGTCAGTTGTTGCGAACGTCGATGTTTGATGCAGCTGATCAACTACAGCATTCCATTTTTCTAGTGATCCAACAGCATCAACACCTAGAGTCTTTTGGAAGCCCTGTATCGTGAATGTGAATTGTTTGAATATTAGTTGCGCCTTTTCAAACTTTTCCTCGAACTCGCCCATAGCTGATAACAGTCTTGATCCAATGGCCTCGGCTAGGCTTCCGATTGCGCGAATACCCATAGAAAATATGACGCCAAAAAATCCACCAGCAATAGCCAGCTGTCAACGTGCCAACAAAATTCAAAAACTGACTATCAGCCTGTAACAGCAACACGCTCAAAATCCCTAACGGTTTCGACGAACTCCAAAGCAATTCGCCGATGCGAAAGAAAGCCGGATTGATTTTTGTAGTTAAGGTTTCAGCTACGTCGGACCATGTTTTTTTGAGCTTCAAAAAATCATCTATAACCGGCTTCGTATACTGTTGAACAATCTGAAATTGGTTGGCCAATTTGAATATGCCAACACCAGCAGCAGCAACCGCAAGCGTTTTGAGACCGCCTATCAGAATATCGGTGAAAATCGAATTTTGTTCTATTGCAGCGCTATTCTGAATCAGAGCCATCGACGTGCTTTGAGCACTTGAAGCCACAGAAATTTGTGATTGCTGTAGGTCATTATTTGAAGTCAAAAGAGTCTTAATCTCTTTGACCAGACGCAGAATCTCGCCATTCAATTCAGCCATTTGTTTCTGATATATCTCTGCTGATTTCTGCGCTCGCGACAATTCCTCCGATGCCTGATCATCGATTCTTATTGTTTCGACAAACTCAGCATTAGCCCTGATAGCCATGGTATGGCCTCATTTTTTTGAAAAGCTAGATAGGATGCTGTTCACGCAAGCGTAAATGTCTACCCAAAATCTGTGATAGATGCGTTCACGCCATCTAATCAGGAACGTGGCCAAAACCTCATTTAGCATATCACTTTGATCAGCTAGACCGCCCGATTCCGGGGCTATTCCTGTCTCGGCAATCACAAGGCATTGCTGGAATAGTTCTAGGGTATTTTCTGACCATTTGGCTTTGCCAGGACAGAAAGGCACCGGAACGCCAGCCTTATCCACCGTTATTGGTTTGGCTAGATTATGAAAGCCATCAGCCAGGCATTGCCTGGCTTTCATAATCTTTTCGTTGCACCGTCCACAGTCAAACTTTTTGCGATCATCATGATTGGCAAAATGAAGATCGACCAGGACGGCTATCAGTTTTTTGCTTCGGCCTTGGTTGGCGTCAGGACTTGTGCCTGGTAGGCCGCGAATATGTCGCCAATAGCACCGCAACGGTCTAGCAGACCCAATACATCATCCGTTGGCTTGCCGTCCTTTTCACGCCATACAACTTGGTCATTTAACGGCATGTCGGACGGATTTTGAATACCTTTCAGGGTAAGTCTCGCAACGGCATTCTGCCATGATCCCAGTGTGATAGTGGGATTTCCCTCGGTATCTGTGCCTTTGATCATCGAATTTTTGATTGCCTCGGTATCGCGCCCTTTCAGTTGAAAATTCAGTATCAGGTATGTCGGTTCTCCCTTGAGTTTCAACACTGATTCATCAAGAGATTTTAGATATTCGGGATAGCCTTCAGTATCACCAATCATGTCATCGGAACGGCAGATAAGTTTGATGCAGCTAAGATCGCGCTTCTTTTCAACTCTAATAGCCATGGGTAAATTCCCTTCTTGTTTTTGGACGTACCAAAAAAATACCATGCCTGACAGAATCAGGCATGGCCTTACACACACATAATCACGTCGTCGGACACTAGGGAGAAAACGCCAAGCCTAAGCAGCAAGGCTTGGAATCATCCGAACCGTAGCTTAACAGGGTCTTTTTGACCAGTATCGGACTGGTACAGCTGACCTTCAAGGCTGATACTGGATACCCCGTTTTCCGGGACTTCGATCGGTGGCACGCTCGGAATCCATTTTGGGGCTGTGATCTTTAGGTAGCGTCCAGAGGATACCGTACCTATCACGAGCTCCGGGTTGAATCCCGCGAAATTGCGCGTTCTGACCACGTCGCCGAAGGTCTCGTTGCTCAGGTCGAAATCGACCTTAAGCGTGATAGTGGCGCGGTTGGCAGCGGCAAAGCCTTTGTTGGCATCAGCACCAAAGCGGTTATCAAAGTCCACATGGTCATTGGCAATCTTGAGGTTGAAAGCCGTGGTATCGATCGACGAACCCGATTGGCTGAGTTTGATCGACCCGACAAGATCAGTATAGATATTGTCACGGCCTGTCTGCTGGACTGCGCCCGGATCCCACGGGGCTAGGTAGCTGTCGTCAGCTGCCGTGACCGCAGCACTCAAAACCACGGTGCTCGTGTTATCGTCGACCGATGCCACGTATAGCGAACCGTCCTGGCCAGCCGTAATGGTCCTTCCGTCCACGCCGACCATCATCACGCGGGCATTGGCCTCGTAGCGTTTCGATTCACCAGTGTTAACGATTACGTCAGTGCTGGCTGACACGGCACCAGACAGCTGAGCAAGGCCAGCAATATAGGCTTTGGCAGCCTTACCGCTGTACTTGACGGTGGCAGGCCCGTCGCCTTTGCCATCGAGCTCCATGTCGCGGACATATCCGCCCGTGTAATACTCGCCAAAGATGGTCGACACGCGGACCATGGAAAGCGTGAAGTTGGGCAAGTCCTGTTCAAAATCAATCGTGGTCCCGGTGTTGGTCTTTTTCCCTAGCGCCGATTCGATCAACGCTTGCACGGAATTGTCGATGCTAGACCCTGCTGAGCCGTTCATGTTGACGTAGGTATCGAAATCAAACTCAGCGACCTTTTTCTTGCGGATAATCCCGGTATGGAAACGACCGGAACGGTGGGCGTTAGATTCAACCGGTTGGTTGAAGGTCATGCCGCCAGTTGTATAAAGCAAGAAATCCTGATCATCGGTGCCAGCGGATTCGGTGCCGCCGTTGGCGAGACCTAGCTTTAGGTCGTCGGCGATATTGTTGCTGGTGCCGTTTGTGATCACGACGGTTGCAGCGGTGCCTGTGCTCTGATTCCAGACCGTGTATTGGTCAGGGCCAGCACCGTCAAAGGCTACCCAAACGCGGGCGTCTTGGCCGTCTGCCGCTAGGGCTGAGTTGATCGCAGTCTCAAGGGCAGCTGCGATCAGCGTTCCGGTACTCAGGCCAGCCACGGCTATGGATGCCGTCACGACAGCCCCACCAGACACGGCAGCTTTGAGCGTGGCAGGCGTGGCCGCGGCCGTAATATCGGTGCTGGCACTTGTGCCGCCGAGGCTTTTGCCCTGCGTGCCAATCACGGGAGGGTTGAAAACCCGCTGCGTGGTTTCCTTTTTGATGTAAATGGACCCATCGACGCCAAGGTTAAAGCCTTGCTTGTCCCCGGCATAGATGCGCGCATAGTCGGTCTTTGAACGAAACTTAGCCATTGGCTTTAACTCCTAAGCGTTAATGAATGTTGGATTACTTGAACTGAATCACTGCATAGTCATTCGCTGCCGCCTGTGCTGAAACCTTCAAGGCCCTAAGCGAACCCGCGGTGCAGGATAGGCACTCTAGGCATTTACCCTTGCCTAGCCGTATGCCATCGGTTTCGGTGTCGGTAGCTTTACCTACCGCCAGCCATGTCGACGTATTGATTGCGTAATTGCAAATTTTCCAGCCCGCCAAAGCGGGCACTATGCTAGCCGATACGACGGCAGCACTCGCGCTTACCCCTTGCGTACGCGACACGCTAAAGCCCGTCGTGCCTACGCTGGAATCAGTGGCCGCGCCTTTTGATAGGCTGGTCACGATTACGTGCGAGGTGCCGCCAGTGATTGCGAAGTATGTGCTGTATGGCGTCGTGTTAAGCGCTGTGCGCGTGTTTCCTGCCACGGTGTTAGCGTTATCGCCAGTGGCGATATCAACCTCGACAAGCGTGCAGCCAGTCACGGCAGTCGGCGCGGTCGATCCGTTGTCCACGTCATACCAGGGCTGGTAGCAATGGGCCTGGTCGGCATCATAGAAATAGAAATACTTTGCTGAAAGGCTGCCCGCGGTATCGCCTACCGCCGTAAAGTCTGACGCCTCGGCAACGGTTGGCGTGGCCTGTGCCACGGTTTGCGTCACGGCAGTAACGGACTGACCAGGCGCGGACGTTTGCGCCATGGCGGGTAAGGTCATTGTTGCTAACGCTAAAATCAAAGCCTTCATCGGCGTTGCTCCCTTGATTGGTAGTCGATCGGTTGGAATCACTGTTGCTTGAATTGCACGATGGAATAGCCGTTGGATGATGCCTGGGCCTTGACTCGCGTAGCTTTCAGCGTGGAAGGATTGCAGTTAGCGCAAAGGTAGCACTGGCCTTTATCTAGCTGAATGCCATCGTCGGCAACGTCTGTGGCCTTGCCGACCAAAAGATAGGTTGAGGTATTCACGGCATCATTGCACAGCTGCCAGCCCAGCAAATTCGGTGAAACAGAGGTTGACGTGATGGCTGCTGCTGACGTGGTGCCTACCGTCGTATGCGTGTGAACCGTCGAACCGACTCGCGTATTCTGAAAAAAAACCACCTGCGCTTGAGCGGGTATTGCCGCCAGCATCAATGCTACCAGTGACAAACTCAAAAACTTTGCCCAATAAAACATAAGCCACACTCCTAAAGGTCATAAGGTTTTGTCCGATAGTGTACCACTACCCGGACGGTTGCAACTCTGTTGGCCTCGATCATATGCAGGTCTGTTTCATCTCCGATTGATTCTAGCTGGTAAATCCTCTGGTGAATGGTCCTAAACTGATCCATGACTTGTGCCGTCGGGCTGTTAGACCACAGAGCCTTAGCCACGTTGCGTATGATCAGGTTCATACGCTCGTCGCTAGCCGTGTCGGCATCAAGCAGTTGAAGCCTTAATGACCAAGCTATTTCGAGCGATCCATGCAGATGCCTGTGCGCCTGGCCATCGTCCAAAACGAATAGCGCTGGCAAGTCCTCAGGTCCGAGTTCGAGACCCAACGGGATCGAGTCATAATAGACTTTGGCAATATCGACGGGATAACCGTTAGCCGTCCGAATCGTAGCCAGCCTGTCACGTACCGCTAGACCTATCTCAGACCTGATTGACGTGCCCATTAACTGTGCTCCTTGTCAGCCTTTAGCAATTCCGCTTCCACACGGCCCTTATGACCCTTCATAGCTTCCGATACGGCTGGCCTGATGTACGGCCTTTCTGGCATGTCGACACGCTTCCGCAGGGCAAACAGTGCCAGTATCGACTTTCGCACGCCTGATCCACGGCGTTGGACGATTGCCACCTTGCCGCCTGTCGCGCCGGGTATGATGGCAAACCTATCAGACCCACCGCCACGCTCGCGCATACGCTGGACGAAATCGCTAGGCGTCATGTCGCGGTACTGTCCAAGGATACCAGACGATTTGGGACCAAATAGAGGTATCCAAAGGTTCTTGGTAGTCTTGGGCGTGATAGTCCCGCCATACTCATGAATGCGACCATAGGGCCTAGTTCCAGCCCTACCCTTGCGCGATCGGACGCCTACGACACCGGATGCAATCTCATCACCTGACTTGCTCAAAATGTAACCACTGAAAATTGAATTCATCAGGTTGCCGGTCTTTGGCCTGTCGCGTGTACCCGTGAAGGTGTTGCGACAGTTGACCTTGGCCATACGTTCGGCCTCTTGGACGGTGCGAACCAGGGCCATAGTCTCGGCACGCCTAGTGCTGTCGGCAATCGAGTTTATGACCCTGGCTAGCTCGCGTATCTCGTAAACCTTAGCCATCGTCTAGCTCCGTCTGGTAGCCATCTCACCACGCGCACCGCTAGGCCATTCGCAGAATCTAAAGTCAGCCAGTAGGCTAACGCTTTCCTTCGGCAGACCGGCTTGGGCATCCCATGTGCCGCGATAGCTGATGCTTTCACCTTCCTTGGACTTCGAGGCTATGCCTACCGCCTGGCGTGCCCTGTGACGCCAATAGCCCTCTACCCCTATCTTACACGCTTGCTTGACACGCTCTGGAACCGTCGCATAACCCCATGTGTAATCAAGGCGCACGTAGCCACGCTGTAGGGGTAAGGATAGGAACCGAAAGCGTAGCTCGGAATCATCGAAGTTGTATTCGGTGGCAGCCACGACAACACCGCCAGACCCGTCACCGCCTACGCCTACCTTGACGGCCTGTACCGATATGACCGGCCATTGCTCAAAGCAGATAACGTCATTACGTGCCGCGTCGTGTAGCTCGTTGGTTTTGACCTGGGCACCGTCGAAGCGTGTTTCGGTGTAGGCGTCTATGCACTCGGACACGGTCGCTATCAGGCTTGTAATGATTGCGTCCTGGTCTGCTGTCAGCGGCAGCGCTAGGCCGATCCATTTGGCTGCCTCATCGTTTGTGATGTAACCCATTTGCTAGCTCCTCATGTCAAAAAGCCCGTTGGCCTCAGTTGACCAACGGGCTTCAAGCCTATGCTACCTCACCCTAGAGCTTTACTTCGCCTTTGCCAGCCATCGACCGATTGGCAGGCTTGCCCTCGGCTGCTGCACCGCTAGCCTTTTCCGTTGCAGTCGGATCGGCCTTAGGCGTCAACAAACGGTAGCGAAAGCCAACATCCTCAGGCTTCACGGCTTCCTTTTCGATACCAGCAGCACTAGCACCGATTATCCTATGATGGTCCGGGTCACGCTCGCATACCGCGCGGGCTGCGTCGATTGGCAGTTGCACACGCGCACCGTTTTGCAATGGCTCGCAGGCTGCCTCGGTCAATCGACTAACACCCTTATACGGTAGGCTGTGAACCTCAACCACGCAGGTTTGTACCTTTTCGACTTCTTTACCCATGATCGCACTCCACATTGAAAAGCACGCCCTAAGGGTCATGCCTCAAAATCAGATAGCCGTTTCGACGTTGATACCGATGATCAAAGATTTCTCGGTTGCGCTCTGCGTGATCGCCGAGAAAGTGTGACGTTTTTTACCCGTCATGAGCATCTTGTCAGAGCTAGGCAGTGACGGTGCAGCCCAAACGCGAATTGGTGCACGCAGATGCCTCATGCAACGCGATTTCTTGACCAAGCCTACCCAGGTCTTGGTCTGGCCGCTGACGGTGTAAACACCAGTTGCAGCCAAGTCCTCGCGTACCCATTCGCTGGTCACAGGCTTGATGCCGTAAACCGGTGGCACTTGGCCCGTGACGTTGGACGCTGGCGAACCGAACGCGAACGCCGTGAACAATTCCGGGATAGCGCCCGTCACCAGTTTGGTCTCGACAAAGCTGCCGAGTATCCAAGCAAGGTCGCCTTTTTCGCTTCCGAATTTGCCCATTTTCGCAAGCATGTTGTCGAACATTTGCTTGCTAGGCGCATCGCCGTTGTGGTCGTAAACCGAACCGTTACCGCTGTTGTCCAGCGCACGCTTGCGGATACCCTTCCACGCCTTGCGGAAGTCAGTGCTGGCAGTAACGTCGGCATCCATGTGGGTGTTGCTGTCGTCACCGTCTAGGTAAGCACGCTCCTCGGAACGTGCCACACCAAGACCGATTTCTTTGCGGATCTTGTCGATGATCGCCGGGGCTGAATCCTGGTTCAAGTCCTGCGACAGTTCAGTGTGAACCACGTTGTCTTTGGCCGCGATCAGGTAGTTAGCCTGCGTGTTGGACTGCACACCGAAGGTTGCAGCGTCGGTCTCCAAACGACCGAACAGACGGCCAAGGATGCCCGTCACGTTTTCCGACGCAGACGCCATGGGCAGCTGGTCGAACAGGTCGCCGATCATCAGCGGGATTTCATATTCTTCAAAGTAGAACCGCACGTTGACGGTTTGGATAAACGTGCTGAAGTCAGTCACATTGAACGCCTTGAGGATTGATTCAAGGCGATCACGATAAAGAGGCGTGGCCTTCATCTGATCAGGCGTCGGGTACGCCGTTTTGAACATGACTTGCGCTTGGATTTCAACATCGGAAACCAGCTTTTTGAGGTTGAACAAACGCAGACGGATTTCGTCGGGCATCCCGCCAACGCTGGCCTTGCTGCCAAAGTTGAGGTTGATCCCTACCGGGGTATTGTCGCCGGTCTCTCGATGGCCCAACAGGTCCGCGAAATTGCGTGCGCCAAACGATTTGGCTACTTCAAGGTCATTGGCAAACACTGGCTTGCCAATTACGCCTGGGGCTGTACGGGTCTGGAGGATGCCGTACAGTTTGCTGCTGTTGTCGATCAAGTCCTTCAATGGCATGGCTATAACCTTCCTTGGTTTTTTGTTTTGATCAGACGCGAACTAGATCAGCGGTTGGCGTTGGCCAACGCCTCAAGCGATTTGTTGAGGTTTTCGGCCACGCTGACTAGGCCCTTGATTTCCTCGCCTTGCTCGCTGACTTTGGCCTCAAGCGTCTTCATACGCTTTTCCATGTCTTCATCGTCTTCGGGCTTCGGCTTGTCCTCTTTGGGTTTCTTGCCCAGCGTTTGAATGCCAGTGAGCAATTCCTTTTGCCCATCGGCAAGGGTGTTAATCCCTTTAGCCAGGTCCGACATGCTCGCGCCAATGCCCTTCAGTAATTCTTTTACTTCGTCCATCGTCTTCCGCTCCTGTGGGATTGAAATAAACTTACCATCCTTCCCAAGCCGAGGGAAGTTTATGGACTTGCCTTCCTTGCGTTTGCCGATCACCGCCTTGATGCCGTCGGTCAATTCTATGGTGCGAAAACTGCCGTCCTCAAACTCATCCGGGTCAGCCTGACGCAACCGCCAACTGTCCTCGGTTTCGTCGACGCTGTTAGCCTTGAAGTCATGGTCCTTGGCCCATTTGACGGCTTCGGCCTTGGTAAAACGCTCTTTAGAGAAAATCAGTGATTGGACTTCGGTAGGTTTTACCTCAGCCTTGAACCGCTTGGCCTCGAAAATCGCACCAGCGTTACACGGCACCGACACAACCGATAGCTCTAGCATCTCCCATTGCTCAATGACTGGCGGGTCTACAAGATCACCACGCTCATCATAGGCCGGTGCTCTAATCTTGTGGGGTATAAACCCGATCGACACGGCACGCAGGATGCGTTGGGCTATGAGGCTACGGGTCTCCGCCTGCATTGGAGTTAGTGGCCCTGATGCTGGATCACCACACCACGCCTCAAACTTAAGGCCGTCTTGCTCGGGCTTGAGCATGGTCACGACGCCTACCGGGTGATCATGGCAATGCTGACGGAGCAGGATAGGGTTTTTGCGGTAAGCCCCATCAATCAAGCCAGCCGGTTCCACTATCTCATTCATGCGGTCGACTTCACGGGCGTTAGCCGTACCGCCGAGGTACAGCTTGCTCTTTTCGTCATACGCCTTGGCATCGAAGTCACGCGCCTTGGTGGCTAGCCGTAGCTCTGTGGCAGCCGAGCGGACTAGATAGCCTTTGCCATCGAAGCTAAAGCCTTTGCCAAAGCCAGCTGCCCAGCGTGCAATCAATTCGTCGATAGTCATGGTCACTCCAAAATAGCGTCAGCGTTTGACGTAGCGTCGTCGGGTATCACCGTGACCATAGAGCATCGGCAGTTGATTATGCCGCTTGCTGGTCCGCTTGGGTCTCTTGGGTATCGTAACTCATAAGTATCACCTGTCTTAGCGTCGACCACATGCCATGCCTCATCGCCACTAAGTAGCGTGTCCTCAAGTGCTGCGTGCTCCTCGCGTGCGTCGGGGTTAATCCCGCCGTCGCCTTGGTGTACCCATTGCTTTTGCACTTTGGAAAACACTTGGCCTAATACTTCGTGATTCCAGGCTAGCCCTTCCGATACCGCTGTCAATATTTCGGTGCGGACAATGGTACGCGCCTGGTTGCGGTAAGCCTCGCCAAAGTCCTCGCGTATCGTCCTGGCGATTTCCTCGAACGTCTTACCAGCCCGTTCACCGTCCTCTATGACCTGCATAACCTGTTCGGTTTTGGTCGCGTCTAAACCGACAAAGCGCTTGATAGCTCTGGCTTCCAAGGTGGCACGCTTGCCATTACGTGACCGTTCACGCAGCACGTCGACGGCCTGACGGTCTGTCTCATTGATCGCCGGGAACCCTGGTTTAACGTCTGCCTTCTCCGTCACGTTGACCAGTGCCTTGACCTGGCTTAGCGCCATACTAAACCCGCGATCCATAGCCGTAACCAGCACTGGCAAGGCGTCACGAGTCCATAGTTCCTCGCGTTCATGCTTGCGTGATGCCAGCGCAGACCGCACGTCAGTACGCTTTTCTAGGGCTGACTTGGCCGCAACGATTAGAGCCTCTGTGTATTTGTCGATTGCCCTTTCCAAATCGTTACCTAGCTTGGCTTCCACGCGGTTTTGGCTGGTAACAGCCGTAGCCTTTAGGCGTTGAAAGGCTGCCTTCTTGTTGCTCTTGTCCTCAGGGCTTTTGCGCGTGCCTATAGTCGCGTTTACCGCGTCCTCTAGGATAATATCCTTCATGGTCTCACGGTCGAATAGATCGGCAGGTGTCTGCTCAACACACCAGCTATCCTGGGTTTCGGTGACAGGCCCCGCCTTATAGCCATGCATGCGGCACCAGTCCTGGGCTTTGGTCACGTCAAACTGTGCCTTGAGAAACCTCAAGCACTGAACCTCAAACCCGTCAGGAATAGCGATTGCACGCGTAGCCACGGTGGGCTGTGTCAGCGCTAGGGTAGGGGCTGTGGGTACTGGCCTAACCTCGGCTACAAAGCGTTGGCCTAAGCCATCTGGTAGCGGTTCCTTGCGCCAGACTTCGGCCCTGATTTCATCAATCAGAAAGTATGGCTCCATGCTCTTAGCACGCTCGCCTAGCATACTGGCAAAGCCTTGCACTGCCTCGATTCCAGAAAAATCGGCCTTTACCTGAACCTGGCCCTTGTAGGTGTCGCGTACCAGGGCTGAACCGTTCCAACCGTCCGCGATAAACATGGCCATAGGCACCATGAGGTTAGACCACATTGACCGCTCTTGTTGCTCAGCCGTGGCGCGGTTTACGTCCTGCACCAGCCCGACCATGCTGGGCGGTATGCCTATGGTGGCTAAAATCACGTTACGGTTATCGCGTAGCTTGTCTAGGTGCTGAGCCTCGGCCATGGTCAGGCCTGCCGGTTTCCAGGTCGTGCCTTTGGGTAGGAATAGGGTACGCCACCAGTTAGAGCGTCCCGTAAAGGCTGCCTCGAAAGTCCGCATGAGCCTTTGAAAGCGTGACTTTGATAATTCCTCTGTGGTCTCAATCACGCCTGTCGACGTACCGCCACGCAGATAAAAGGCCATATCAAATTCACTGGCGTAACGGTCGACCAGCAAGGGCCTCGCAGCGGCAATGAACGGTGAGATACCGTAATAGGGGTTGAATGGGTTTGGGTACTTGTTATGGATGCACTGCGAGTAGGGAAACCGTGCCGCCTTCATGGTGTTGCCAAAGGCGTACACGTCTACATACTCAATGCGTGTAGCGTCTTGGGAGTAGACGAAATTAACGAGCTCTACCGGCGCAATCCCGGCTACCCGTTTCATGTCAGGCTCTAGGATCAGCATTGAGTTACCGCCTAACATGATGTCTAGGCCGAGTACCCAACGGGTAGCGAATGCCGAAAGCGTTGGCGTGCCTTGAGCTAGGATGGCGTTCAAAGGATGGCCTGGCATTTCCTGGTCTGTGTTGTTCTTGTAGACCTTAAGCGGTACCTGGGCCAGCGTCCTAGCTACCAGCGTGGCCGAGGCCCACACCCACGGCTCTCGGGCATAAAGCGATTTGATCCGACCAGCATTAGACCTGATTTCAAACTCGGTGCCGAAGTACCCGCCTTGGTCGTCGACCTGATCCCAGGCGACGAAGTTGGCATAGCTCATCTGTTTTTGGATTTGCGCCGCTATGGCCACGTTCATGGCTGCCAAGGCCCCATAGTCGTCTAGCGCTATCTCTGGTGATTCCCGCCTAGTCGGCAGTTGAACAGGTGGCAGCGCTTGCGAGCGTTTGAAGGGCCAAGGCATCACATAGCTCCTAAGTCCTCAAGGACTTCATCATCAAATTCAGCAAAGTCATCTAGGTCGTCTAGTGGCTCTTGCTCATCGTCATCGTCATCGTCAGTTATTAGCTTACCGCTAAGAGCCGCTTCGATCATGTCCATGGACGAATCATAGGACGATAAGGCATGAGCACCTGACACGGCAAGGGCTGCCGCCCAGTGGCAGTCGTCATGGTCCCCTGACGGGCAGCTGTAGGTGTGTAGCCCGGACTTGGTGACGGCTACCTCCATGTTGATTAGCTCATGCTCAAACCTCGGTAGGCGTGGCGAGCTAAACCAACCCGACTCAATGGCCGCTGTCAGTCGGCTAACCATTTCCTGCTTGCTGGCATTTGTAAACACGACAGGGGTAACAGACCAGTCGCCATTGTGGCGCTCGAAGGCCTTGCTGATTTCCTCGCCAACGGCATCGCCTACGCCAGTACGGTCATAGCGGACTTCATTCCCTTCGCCCTGGAAGTGACTAGCAAACCTAGCCAGTATCCTGGCCTGGTCGCCATAAGACTTACGCCGTAGCCGACAAAACCCCACGACATGCCCTGAGCCGTTGACCGCGAAAAATACCGTGTAGTCATTGCGCTTGGCCAAGTCCACGCCGATCACCACTGACTGATCACGCGCCGTTTGGTCTGGGTGTAGCCAAAAGCCAGGACGGTCAACGGGTAGGTCGTTCCAAATGCCTGTTAGGTCGCCGTATACGGTCGAATCAGAGACGAATAGGGCTAGGTAGTATTGCTGAAACAGCAACGGCGGTAGTAACCGCTTGGCACGCTCTACAGCCTCTGGGTTGACGAAGGGGCTAGCCGTGGTCTGAAGGTGTGCCCAGGCTAGGAACGGATCGCCAGCCTTAGCCTTTTGAAAAAGGTCGTGGTACCAGTTACGCCCTCTAGGTGTACCCGTCACGATGCCACGCCCGTCGGTTTGCGTAATGGTCGTAAACAGTGAGTGCCATAGCTGGGCAGACTGTTTACCGGCTTCATCAATCACAAAGCTATCAATCGCGTCACCTTCCACGGTCGTCTCAGCGTCCCGCCCGTGTAGGAATTTGATAAACGAATGATTGCTGAAGCTAACCTCTAGTCGGCTGTCACTGAACGATATGCCCGCTATGTCGGGTGCCATGGCTTTCATATAGCGGTACCCTATCCTGCACTTGTAAAGCGTAGGCGCGATCCATGCCCCATACAGGTTTTGGTTGACCAGCTGGCTTTGCAGCATCCAAAGCGACGCCCCAAAGGACTTGCCAACCTTCACACCGCAAGGGGCTACGAGACAACGGGCGTTAGGGTGGGTTTGTTCCCAATCGACAAAGACGGTTTGCGCTTCGTGTGGCTCAGGTAGGATTATCCTGGCCGCTGGCTTTTGATGCTGCATAGTTCATAAGTGCTAGCATGGCTGCATTGATTTGCATAGTAGACCACGGCGGTTTAGATCGCAGATGGGGCTGTACAAGCTCCATGGCTTTAGCGTCACCAATCCATAGGCACAGTAAGGCTATGATCACAGACCGTGGATCTATGTCGTGCAAGGCCCAAAAGCCTGCCTCACCGTTTCGCTCTATTTCGGCTACTTCGTCAGGATGCAGAGGCACGACGTTATAGCCATGGGTTTCGGCATCGGGCAGGTTTTCAAATATAGTCACGCGGTAGGCGACCGAGGAACAGCTACCAAGGGCTATAGGCGTCACCGCGTCAGGCCAGCGTAGGCATGAGCAATGGGACAGGATGTAGGCTAGGTAAGTCATTTCCATGGTGCCCTCATTGCCTTCAATATTATCACGCTAGGCTTGCGATTGATTCGGCGATCATGGTTAGTCCTCTGCCCTAAAGAATCTGTTTAGCTCCGTTTGCAGCCATTCCTGTTGCGCCGGATCTAGTGCTAGGCCACGCAATAGACGCCTACCTAACCGGGCTGCCGCGTCCCGTCCTGGCTCTAGCGTTGAGTCACAAGCCGGGTAACGGTCTAGGTAGCTGGTCAGTGACTCGGTAAGGTCTAAGCCTTCGGGTAGGTCTAGGCGTAACAGGTAAATTGGATCTCTTGGCGTGGTCATTGGAAATTGGCCGGAATCCATCCGGCCTTCCGCATAGCCTCGCGGTCAATCAATGCTAGATCGGTGCCTTGCTCACAAATCAACACAGGCATACCCATGTAGGCTGATATTTGGTCCTGGTAAGCGTCGGGTATGGTTTTTCCCTTTGGGCACTTGATCACGAGGAATGATTGCGTATTGCGAACCTGCAATAGCTCAATATTGTCTTTCAGTAACTCGCCCATCAGGCTAAGGGCAAACCGTGCCAGCTGGTTGGCCTCGGCTAGTAGCTTTCGTTCCTCGGATCGCCACACGTTCAAAAGTCCCCAGCTGTTTCGAGTACCAGACCACGCGGCCAACCTGACTTGTTCAGTATGTTAATGATGGCATTCATGGTCAGGAATGACCTAGCTGGTACGCCGTCCTTGGCATACAGGACAGCCCTGCCCCGACTATCCGGCGCAATCCTTTGCACCACAGCTAAGTCAACCGACACGCACCGCCCGTCAACGGTGCATGTTACG